GAAGGTGGCGAAATGCGTCTGCTAAACGACGATGAAGTTTTAGCAACAATTGATAGTCCAGAGGACATCTTGCATGAGTTTTAATCATAGGAAGGAGTAACTATGCCAGAAGAAGAAAAGAAGACGGTTGATATTGATACATCGGGTCCCGATGCTACAATAGATATCGAAGAACAAAAAGACGAGTCCGTTGTAGAAACGGAAGCGCCGAAACAAGGAACAACAGAAGAAGAAACAGACAAAACATATGAAAATGAAAGAGAAACAAAGTTAGATGACAAACAAGACGACAAACTAGAAGAATACAGTAAAGGTGTTCAATCTCGTATTGCGAAATTAACTCGTAAGATGAGAGAAGCAGAGAGAAGAGAACATGCTGCTATTGAATATGCAAAAGGTGTAGAAGAATCTAGAAGAGCATTAGAATCTAAATTTAAAAAAACTGATGCAGACTACGTTAAAAAGTTTGAGTCAAGTATTTCAACAGGCATGGAGGCAGCACAAAAAGAATTAGCTGCAGCTATTGAATCTGGTGATGCAACAGCTCAAGTTGAAGCCAATAAAAGAATTGCAACACTCGCATTTGAGAATGCAAAACTTGAACAAGCTAAAGCAGCTCAAGAAGTTGAGGTTGAACAAGCTAAAACACCAATTCTTCAACAGCCTCAATCTCAAGAATTACCAAGTACATCGGATCCCATAAACCCAGATCCTAAAGCGGAAGCTTGGGCATCAAATAATTCGTGGTTTGGTACAGATAGAGCAATGACGTACACTGCATTTGAAATACATAAGGATCTTACAGAAAAAGAAGGTTTTGATCCTAAATCAGATGAGTATTATGCAGAAGTTGACAAACGTATTAGAGTTGACTTTCCACATAAGTTTGGTACAAGTAATACCAAGCAATCGACCGCTCCTGTTCAGACAGTTGCTTCAGCTAATAGAAGCGTAAAACCCGGTCGCAAAACTGTGAGACTCACTTCTTCACAGGTAGCAATAGCTAAAAAATTAGGAGTGCCACTTGAAGAGTACGCAAAACAATTAAAAAACA